CTGCATATAATGGTTGTCCTTGACAGCAAGCTATTACATAGAATTTACAATCGGTTGGTTTGGTCATATTTAACTGTTTCATAATTAATACCCTGCTTGTTGCCATTTACATTTTGGACATTTATAACTATATTGTGGAGGATATGAAGTTAAAACTAAACTCATATTTTTATATATAAATTCTCCACAGTTTGGACATTCTATTTCTGTTTTTATCCATGTTTGGTTGTCGTTAAAAACATTATGAATTCTTTGTTTTTCTGCTTGATAATCTTCCCATTTCATTTTAAAATCTCCTATGTAATTAAAAATTGTGATGTTTCTGGTTTTAAATCTTCAATTGTTATATCATTATAATGCCAATAAGGAATACGAATGAGAGGAATATTATGAGTTTTACAATATTCATTTTTAATATTATCATGCTCTTTTAATCGTTTAAAATTATCTTCTGTTCCCCAACCTCCGGTTATTTGAAAATGTTGTTTTCCGTCAAATTCAATTAAATAAGAGTTTTGAACATAAAAATCAAAACGTAATTTGTGATTTGTATTATTAATACATTCTTCAAAAGTTTTTTCTTGGCTAAAATTAATTTTATGTTGATTTAATAATTGTTTAATATAAGTTTCACCAAAAGATTTTTTTAAACAACCACAACTTTTAGTATTTCCACTTCGTAAATTTACACCTTTAACAATAATTGTATTACCACATTCACATTGGCATACCCATCTAGCGCATTTATTTTCAGAAGGTGCTTTAGATATTACTGTAAGCAATCCAAATTTAGAACCAATAGGCATATCAACTGTAAATAATTCTTGATTTCTTTCTTTATTTAAACATCCACAGCTTTGGACGCGTCCATCTCGTAGTGTTGCTATATCAGCTATAATTTCATTACCACAATCACACTTACAGCGCCACTTTGTATGAGTCTTATCCCCTTTTTCTCTTTTAATTTTTTCTATAACGGTTAATCGACCATATTTATTACCTGTTTCATCAATGAAATGTCCACCACCAACATAAGCACAACCACAACTTATTGTATGACCAGCTTTTAAACTTTGACCGCTAGTAATTTTAAAATTGCCACAATCACATTTACATTTCCAATAGACCGTTCTACTTTTAACATGCTCTGGTTTAGCTACTCTATATAATACTGTTAATTTGCCAAATTTTTGTCCTCTTAAATCTTCTGCTCTCCCTACTGGTATTTCATCTATTTCCATAATTAAAACCCCAATGTTCCATCTTCTATTTGATAGTTATCTATAAAAACCTGACTGGTGAAATTTCCCATCCACTCGTTCAAATTTGCTCTACCAACCACCTCTAATTTTACATTATCATACTTACCAAGTTCTTCAATAAAATCCTTCGCATGGAATTTTAAATAAGCAATGCCGAACTTGGTAATTTTAACGGTGTCTGAACTGCGCCCCATTATTTGCACATCATTTTTCGTTATATTGATATCCTTAATATGAATTAAAGGTTGTGGGTTCTGTTGTCCCCAAATATCTTCATGACTTGCAATATCTATAATTAAATCTTCGATGTCAGTATCTGCAGCAATGCGCTCAAAATTAACTTCATACCATGACTCACCAAAGTCCATATCAGCGAGTTCCTTATTGGCATATTCATGGAAAGCCGCTAAATTCTTATCTAAAATACCTATGCCACATGCATTATCATGGCCCGCAGTAAAGGTGAAATAACCACTATTATCCATGAAGTTCTTAAAAGATGTAAGTTCCGATTCATTTAAACCTCTGCTTGACCCTTTAATTTCGCCCTCATCATTAAGACGTGCCACTATGGTTGGCTTTTTATACTTCGCACTCAACTTCATAGCTACAAGTCCATTTAACTCCGGTGGAAATTGGTCATCTTCTTCTAATCTAACAAATAATACTTTATTCGAAAGTAAATCGTGTTTTGCAATTTTAATTTCAAGTTCTTCAACTGCCTTATCGAGTATGCGATTCTGCTTTGCACGTGCATTCGTACATTCGCGCGCAGACTCAATTGCGACTTCTTCATAAGTTCCCTTCGCACCACGCTTATGAGATTCTACCATTGCATGGCCGTCGATAAAAGCTTGGAAACAGCGTTGCTTTTCGTCTTCTGCGCCAGCTCGAATCATCGCATTAATAAGTGGGGTTATATAGAAGGCTACGCTAATTGGGTTGACCTTGCCACCCATTGAGAAAGATTGTTTTTCGCATAGTGCTTTAAAGAAATAGTTTTTGATATTTTTAAGTCCTGTATGAACGATGTATCGGTTTTCAAGTGATAGCATTGACATCATATCACTTATTAACCCAAGTGCAGCCAGGTCGATAAACTCACCTGCATAAGAAGTGCCTTCACACCTATCTACATATCTACAAAACTGCCATGTTACACCCGCGCCGCATAAATCTTTATTTTTATAGTCATCAGACAACTGATTATTAACGATAACAGCATGCGATGAGAATTTAGTATCTGGCTCTACTATATGGTGGTCTAGAATAAGAAATTGCGGTATTATTTCATCCTTCTCTCTTGAAGATACTATTTTTTCCATATATTCATAATCATTACTTCCTGCATCTGGAAGCACTACGTAAGAAGGATAAGTATTAGCTACTTCTTCATATGTATCTGAAAGACCATGACCTTTTGCATTATGAAGAATTGGTACTATATTTACTTCTTGATTGAATTTACGTAGATATTGTATGAATATGGCGGCCGAGGTAAATCCATCTACATCACTATCTACGACGACTGTAATTGTTTCGTCTTTTGAAGCAACTGTCATATTTTTAAACATTGCCCATGCGCGGTCTATATTAGTGAGCCATTTTGGATTTTGCAGATAGTCATCGTTTGGTACTTCAAGGAAGTATTTAATTTCGTCTTCGCTTAACCCGCGCTCTTTAAGTAACTCAATTGTATAGTTGTTTCTTATGTCTTTATTTACAAGTTTAGTCTTCATTCGCATCTCCTACGTATTGTTTACATTTATTCATCAATAATCCAGACCACACTAGTCCTTGTATGAAACCTTGTTTAAATTCTGGATTAGTATATGACATACTAGCTAAAATTTCTTCATATTTTTTTGACCCAATAAAGTCTAAAATGTAAGAAGCATATTCTGTTGTTTTAATATAATTGCACATCTTCATTAAAACCAAATCTCCTTATTCATATCGTGTTCTTCCTCATCTGCATTATTAATTATATCTATTAGTACAGATAAATGTTTAAGAATAGTTCCTGCTGAACATGCACTTGAAGAATCATCAATAGATTTTATCATATGTCCTAAATTATATTGGATAAGACTAACTATATTTATTAATTGTTCTCTTTCTTTATTTGTTATCTTCATTTTATTACCTCATATTTAAATTATTCCTATTTTACGTGCATGTCTTACGTCAAATTTTAAATGATTTTTTGTTTGTATAATGTAATCGGCATTGTCTATTAAATAAGCCACTATTTTAAAATTATTATTTAATAATACATCGCATCCAATACGCGTATGGAAATAATTTAACAAATCATTAATAGAACCACAGCAACTTAATAAATAACTTTCTTTATAACATTCTTCTATTGTTTTTGTGCTAAGAATGGATGATTTTCCATCTCTTGTAAACCATGGACCATTTCCTTGTTCATCTTCAAATCTATATACTTCTATCATTTTACTCTTACTCTCCTTCTATAAAGCTTCCAAAAGATTTCACTTCCTTTATCCGTCGGTGAATCTTTCATATCTAACAAGTTTTCTCTATCGTATATAAATGAAAAGTCACAATAGTTCTGATATTTCTTTCCTATTTGCCACAGCTTATTAAAATAGTCTTCACTACCAAGCAACTCCTCTTTATCAAAACAAATTACGACTTCGCGCGGGTGTGCGGTTTGCATCAACAGTTTTAAAGCGTGTTTATTAAACTGACTTCCGCATACTGCGGTCGAGCAGTTCGCAAAATCCCACCCCTCCATTTGGAGTACAGATTTTTCTGCCTCTACCAAGAAACACGTACCCGTTCGCTTTATGTTGTCTTTAGTCCAGTTCAATCCATACAGATTCAACGACAAT